AGACAACGTACAGAAAAGCTCAAAGACTGCGATTGGGTGGTGACTAAAGCCATAGACCAAAATGCTCAAGACAATCTTGGCATTCAAATTCCTGTGGTCTGGGTCACATACCGCCAAGCACTGCGTGACATTACTACAGCAAGCGGTTTCCCTTGGACAATGACTTGGCCTGAGTCTCCCTAATCATGCAAGACTGGGCTGAAGCGTTCATCGTTGCGGCCTTTTTGACCATCTTCATTGTGTGGGGCACATTCACCATCGTTTGGATTTGGGGATGAAATGATTGACATTACCAAAGCAATTGGAGCCGTTGCCGCTACCGTTGCCGCACTAGGTGGCAGTTACACGCTTGCCGATAAGTTTGGCTTTTTTGATCGAGCAATTATTGAATGGTCGCCTGAGAATTTTAAGATCGTAGCAGATGCTGGCAAGCCAATCACTGTCACGGTTGCAAGAATAAAAAAGCGGGACGACTGCTCTGTTGAGAGTTTCACCCCCAGCATTCGCGATGCGGCTGGCATGGTGCATGAGGCAACCACTACCGCAAGTAAGTTCAGTGGCCCAGCGGGGCCAGAGATTGATACGTTCACCTATGAACTCACAATGGTAAGGAAGGAAAAGATTGCCAGCGGCAAGGCGACTTTGCTGGCAACCATCAAATACAAATGCCCTGAAGGGGAGCGTGTTGTGCAATACCCCCGTCACAAGAATTTAAGTTTTGAATTAAAAGGGTAAAGCAATGGCACAGTTTGAACCGGCTTTTGAGCAAATGATTAGAGACGAGGGCGGCTACGTCCTCCATGAAGTGCCCGGTGACACAGGCGGGATGACCTACGCTGGCATTGCTCGTAACAAAAACCCCCAGTGGAACGGCTGGCCGCTTGTGGATAAGAAAGAGTTTGGCGGCTCCTTAACGCCTATGGTGCGTGAGTTCTACCGCATTGAGTTTTGGGACAAGATGCGTGGGAATGAAATTTCAAACCAAGAAGTTGCCAACAGCATATTTAACTTTGGCGTAAACGCAGGCATGGGTATGGCTGTGAAGCTGGCGCAACTCGTGGTAGGTGCTACCCCTGACGGCGGTATCGGTGCAAAAACCATTGAGAAACTCAACCAGATCACGGACGGACAGCGGTTTAAGGAGTCCTACGCCTTGGCTAAGATTGCCAGATACGTTGAGATTTGCAACAAAAATCCCGTTCAGGTTAAGTTCCTCAAGGGTTGGATTAACCGCACATTGAAAGGTCTGGCATGAGCTTGCTTGGCGTTGGATCAATTATTGAAGCTGTTGGCAAAGTTGCGGGCGACCTGATCACGACCGACAAAGAAAAGATGGAAATGGAGATTGAGCAACGAAAGCTCGATCTTGAAGAGAGGCGTATTGACCAAGCCACTGACTTGGCTCAGATTGAAGTCAATAAAATTGAAGCCGCTTCGTCCAGCGTGTTTGTTTCTGGCTGGAGACCCGCAATTGGGTGGATTGGTGTAGCGGCTATGGGCTATCAGTTTCTGCTCTATCCACTGTTTCAGTGGTGCTGGAAATGGGCGCAAGCAACTGGATGGATTCCAGCGGGGTTAGAACCCCCGCCAGTACTGGACGCAGACCAACTTTGGGTGATATTATCAGGCATCTTGGGCATTGCCGGTATGCGTTCTTTTGAGAAGACCAAAGGCGTTGCCAGTAAATAAAAGGTAGCCCATGCCATTATCCAAAATTCTGTTTAAGCCGGGCGTCAACCGGGAGAACACTCGATACACAACTGAAGGCGGTTGGTACGAGTGCGACAAGATCCGTTTCCGTCAAGGCAATCCAGAAAAGATTGGTGGCTGGACTCAATACGCAACAAGCACATTTTTAGGTATTTGCCGGTCTCTATGGAATTGGATAACGTTGGCTGGAGAAAATCTGGTTGGCGTCGGCACTAATCTTAAATTTTACATACTTAACGGTGGCACTTTCTACGACATTACCCCAATTCGTAGCACTGTAACTTTAACCAATCCTTTTACTGCTACAAACGGTTCAGCTGTTATTACAGTAAGCGACACGGCTCATGGCTGTGTAACTAACGATTTTGTTACTTATAGTGGTGCTGGTATTGCGGGGCTTGGCGGCAACATTACCGCTGCTGTTCTTACAAATACTTTTCAGGTTACGGTTATTAATTCCAATAGCTACACTATTACGGTGTCTGCTACTGCTAACGCTACGGATGCTTCAGGCTCCCCCGGCGGCGGTTCGGTTGTAACTCAGTATCAACTAAATACTGGACCTGAGTATCAAGTTCCATTAACTGGTTGGGGCGCTGGCGGCTGGGGTCTTGGAACATGGGGCGTAGGACAGTCTACGGCTAACTCATTACAAATTTGGAATCAACAAAACTTTGGCCAGAACTTGCTCTATGGCCCTCGTGGTCAAGGAATTTATTATTGGTTTGCTGAATCTGGATATGCTCCAGTACAAATCACTATTACCATTGCAGCGCCGGGCGTTATTACAATGCCTGTTGACTTTTCTATTTCAAATGGCACGCCCATTTCTTTTACGTCTACGGGCGCGTTGCCTACCGGCTTGTCTGTTGGCACGGTCTATTACGTTGTTAATTCTTCTACCAATACTTTTCAAGTAGCTTCAACTGTTGGCGGGACAGCAATCACCACAAGCGGCTCGCAGTCGGGCATTCAACGTATTTCTCAGCGTGGTATTAGCCTTACAACTTTAGGCGATGCAAGTACACCGCTCTATCAAGACTACATGATTGTTTCTTCTGCATCACGTTTTGTGCTTGTGTTTGGCACTAATGACTATGGCAGTACAGTCTTAAACCCAATGTTAATCCGTTGGTCTGACCAAGAAAACCCATACGTATGGACACCGGACATTACTAATCAAGCTGGTAGTGTGACGTTATCTCATGGCTCTCGGATTATTACGGCTGTTCAAACTAGACAAGAAGTTGTAGTTTTTACTGATACGGCTGTGTTTTCCCTGCAATATCTTGGCCCTCCGTTTGTGTGGGGTTCTCAAATTCTTGGCGATAACTTATCTATTGTTGGTCCTAACGCTGCTGTTGTTGCGTCAGGCGCTATTTATTGGATGGGCGTGGATAAATTCTATAAATATGATGGCCGAGTACAGACGCTTAACTGCGATCTACGCCGCTACGTGTTCCAAGACTTTAATATCCAACAGCCAGAACAAGTCTATGCAAGCACTAACGAAGGCTTTAATGAAATCTGGTGGTTCTATTGCTCTGCTAATAGCACCGCTGTTGACCGTTATGTGGTTTTTAACTACGTAGAAAACGTATGGTATTACGGTAATTTAGGGCGTTCTGCTTGGCTGGATTCTGGACTTTTACCTTATCCTATTGCAGCTACCAACAACGGCAAAATTGTTCAGCATGAAGATGGGGTTGATAACGCCGAGTTTGATACACCCGTACCCATTGAAGCTAATATTTCTTCATCCGAGTTTGATATTGGTGACGGGCACAACTTTGGTTTTGTGTGGCGTATCCTGCCTGACTTAACGTTTTCTGGTTCTTCTAGCAGCGTAACCCCCCAAGTTACTATGACTCTGTACCCATTACAGAATTCAGGCTCTGGCGTTAGTAGCACTGCTTCTGGTTCTGTTGTCAAAAGTTCTTCGTATGTCATTACTGAAGAATTCACAGGCCAAATTTACACTCGCGCCCGAGGCCGTCAGTTAATTTTTAAAATTGCATCTACTGAACTAGGCACTACATGGCAGCTTGGCGCTCCCCGTATCGACATTCGTCAAGACGGCAGGAGATAAACCATGGGGATGTTGCAGAACCAGAATGCGCCTAACGTACCTGCCGCCCCCATGCAGTATGAGCAGGGGTTCATGAACCAGTACACCAACGTACTGAGACTGTTTTTTAACCAAATTAACGCAATTCAACAGCTTAACTTAGCGCGGTTGAACTTAGATTTGGGGACCTTGCCAACCGATGCAGATTACGATAGCCTGCGTTTTGGGGATGTGTATCGAGATACGCAAGGCGGCACTTTGCAGACTGGTAGCAACTTGCTGCGCATTAAAGTTCCTGTTCAATTGTCTGGTGTTCAAGGCGCAGGTGCAGTTGGATCAGTTGGGCCTGTTGGTGGCACAATAACTAAAGGTCTAACAGGCGTAACAAGTACTGGCACAGTTGGTACAGTTACTCCATAATATCGACATTAATAACCTAGAGCAAATACATGGACATCGACGCTATTAGTAAAAACCCTAAGTACAAGAAAATTGATCTTGACTATGTGGAGTTTGTCGAAGTAGACGACATCTGGGTCCGTTCCTATACGATTCCAAAGTCTAAGACTGTTTTATCTCAGCATGTCCATACTCACCCTCACGTGACGTTGATATCGCATGGCGCTGTGGAAGCTTGGCAAGATGGCGAGTCTATGGGGCGCTTTGATGCCCCTGCTGTTATTACGATCCCTGCGGGCAAAAAGCACGCATTCATGGCGCTGACGGATGACGTGACGCTGTGCTGTTTACATAACCTTCGCGGCACAGGCTTAGAGTCGCCAGAAATCAAGGAGTTTTGATATGCCAATGATTGCTATATTTGGGGCGGAAATACTTGCTGCTGAAGCCGCTGCCGCTGCCGCCGCTGAAATTGCCGCCGCTGAAGCCGCCGCTGCTACTGCCGCTGAAGTTGCCGCTACCGAAGCCGCTACTGCCGCCGCTGCTGAAGCTGCTTTACAGCAAACGGCCCAACAGGCTACACAAGCTGGCATTATGGAAGTTGGTGGCGCTACCGCAAACAACCCTCTTACAGCGGAAGCAGTCCAAAACGCTGCTATAAATTCCGGACAAAATTTTACTCAAGGACTTCCTCAAGGATTTGAGCAACAACTTCAGAATGTACAAAACCTTAGCCAAGGACCTTCAGTTCAAGTTGCTTCGGCAGACCCAAGTGCAGGTATTAAGAGCCTAGACATTACGCCTAAAGGTTCTCTTGACCCAAGTACTGGGCGGTTTACAAATACTACATTAGGAGCACCTACTAATGTTACTGCTAGCGTCCCTGGCGACATATCAAATGCGGCAATGCGTTCTGGTATTGACCCTTCAATTGCAAGTGGCCCTGCCCCAACAGACGCAATGATGCGTGCTGGTATGGACCCTGCATTTTTAAACGGGCCTACCCCATCAGATGCGATGATGCGTGGGTTTACTCCCGCGCCCGGCATGTCCACTACTACGTCCCTTGGGCCCTTTAATCCTCCTCCTTCATCGCTTGAAAGCGGATTTACAAAAGCTATGGATTGGGCAGATAAGAATCCTTTTAAAGCTTCAGCAATTGCATACACGGGCGCTAATGCTTTGGGTCTTTTGGACCCTTCCGCCGCTACGTTTAATCAAGAAAAATACGATGGCCCGCTGTCAAAGTACAAGTTGTCGCCTAATTTTCAGCCCGGTAGTGCTAACCCTGCAAATTTTCAATATAAACCTCGCTATGCAGTAGGTGGTGGCATTATGGGCGCTGGCTCTTATGATATTCCTGTAGGCTACGACAAAGGTGGTGATGTGCCTGAGTACGCCAAGGGTGGTAGTCTCTCTGACTCTATTGAAAGCTATCAAAAAATGTTAGAGGGTAAACCGCAAGCAGCCCCCTCAAGGCCTGCTGACGTAGGCATTTACTACGACCAAGACCCTGATACCCGCTATCAAGACGCGCTGACCGCTGCGCAAATTCGTCAAGCTAAAGTTAACCAACGTGCTTACGTTTCTCCCCCTGTTGCTAAGCGTCCAACGCCTATGGGTCAGTTGCAAATGGCTTCTGTCAAACCTAGAAAACAAAGTGATAGTGGTGGTGGCGATGTTGAAGCTGCAAGTGGTGGCATCATGCACTCAAGTCTTGGTGGTTATGCTGCTGGCGGAAACCCACGATTGCTCAAAGGCCCCGGCGACGGAATGTCAGACAACATTCCAGCAACTATTAACGGACGCCAACCTGCTCGACTTGCTGATGGTGAGTTTGTTATTCCCGCTGATGTGGTGTCACATCTGGGCAATGGCTCCACGGAAGCTGGTGCTAAACAACTTCATGCCATGATGAACAAGGTACGCAGAGCGCGTACTGGCAACTCTAAGCAGGGTAAGAATATCAAACCACAAAAATACATGCCTAAATGAATAGCGAAGGCAAATTAGAATGGTTTGGGGGCAACCAAGATGCGCTCAATACGTTCCGCATGTTTGTGGATTTATCCCATTTGTGGGACGACCTTGTTGACAAAGACAAAGAGGCTACTGAAGACGACATCAATAACGCGTTTTTAATCTGCTTAGTTTATTTGCCAGCTAACCCGTTCTACCGTAGTATTCAAGAACAAATTTTGCCAATGTGGTTGACTGTCGTTTCTGCATACCAAACGGCTAACAAGTTTGAGCGCGACAAAGACGTTCACGGCATAGAAATAGCGCATGGCCTTAGGTATGCGGCAGGGAATATTGTGGCCTACATGATGTATGTTTGTGTGGGGCCTGAGAAAGCAAAAGAGTTTCTTCCAGACATGTGGAAAAACATATTTTTTGAACGGTATGACGATTACCGCAAGGAGCATTTAGATGTTGATTCCAAATAAATTTAATGGTTACCATAACGGTACTCGCCAACTTCATATTAGTTCAGGCGGTGGCGGCGGTGGCGGGCAGACAACATCAACTGTTCAAAATACAAACGTCCCTGAATACGCAAGGCCGTATGTTGAGACCATGCTGGGCGCAACTCAAGAGCAGTTGTTTCAAGGCAATAGAACCCCTGTTACTACAGATCCAAACACAGGTCTAACTACGGGCGGTGAGTTTAATATTACTGGGTTTAAGCCGTATCAAGCTTACGGCGGAACGTATGACGCTCAAGGCAAACAGCTCTCTTACGACCCTAGTAAAGCAATTGCAGGGTTTTCTCCTATGCAGACAGCGGCCCAGCAGGGTATTGCTGGTATGGAAATGCCCGGCCAATTTGGTGCTGCTAGTGATTTTGCTGCGCAAGCTGGTATGGGTGGCCTTCGTTCTGCTCAAGACGCTATGCGTTTTGGCAATGCTGGTTTTGAATCTGGCCAAAGAGGGCAACAACTTGGTATTGCAGGCGGGCAGCTAGGTATTGCTGGCGGTCAAAAATATGGTGAGATGGGCGCTGGCTATGGCGCTCTAGGCGCTGGCTATGGTGCGCAAGCTGCTGATATTGGCAAGATGGGTCTTCGCGCTGAAACGTATGGCCGTCAAGTGTCTGGGCAAGCAGAAGATTATGCACGCCAAGCCGCCGGTGCTGGGCAACGATACGCTACTGAAGCCACTAGCCCCCAAGCCATGCAGGCGTACATGTCGCCGTACATGCAGAACGTGGTGGACATTCAAAACCGTGAAGCTGCCCGTGCCTCTAACATTATAGGAACACAGCAGCAAGCGCAAGCTACACAAGCCGGTGCATACGGTGGTGGCCGCGATGCCATCATGAGAGCTGAGCGTGAACGTAACTTAGCCATGTTGCAGAATCAAAATCAAGCGCAAGGTATGCAAGCGGCGTATCAGCAGGCGCAACAAGCGCAACAGTTTGGCGCAAACCTTGGGCTTCAAGGTCTTCAAGGCGCGCAGCAAGGTCTTGGTACTGCATTGCAAGGTGGTCAGTTAGGTTTGTCTGGTATTGGCACTGCACTACAAGGTATGCAAGGTGGTATGCAAGGCGCTGGTGTCGGTATTCAAGGCGCTCAAACTGGGCTTC